TGCCAAGGAGCTTAACAATGTCCGATAGAACCCCACGGGATGTAGTAACACGCACAACAATGGAACGTAAAACGGCTTGGACACCTCCGTCTTTACTTCCAGTTCCAAGACAAGTAGAAGGCACTTCGTATCGCTGGATCAGAAAGATGATGCAGGGACAAGTAGATGACCGGAACATGATGTCGAAACAAGAAGAGGGCTGGATTCCTATTAAAAGAGAAGATCACCCGGAATTGCAGTATTCGGGTAGGACTACAGGACTCGTTGAAACAGGCGGATTAGTACTTTGCAGTATGCCTACGGACTTTGTGAACCAGCGGAATGCTCATTACCGCAAGATCACAGATGCCCAGACAGCCGCTGTAGACTCTAATCTAATGAGAGAAAATGATCCTCGTATGCCTCTTTTCAGTGAACGCAAGTCGTCCACAAGCAGAGGCAGGGGAAATTAAAGGAGTATTTAAATGGCTTACCCTACTATAAATGGACCTTATGGGCTGCGACCCATAAACCTGATCGGTGGACAAGTATATGCTGGAGCCACTCGTCAGAGGCAAATTGAACCAACATACGCTACCAATATTTTTTACGGTGATTTCGTAAAGAATGTTGTTGGTGGATATATTGAGCTGGATAACGGAACGACCGCTAACACCCCTGTTGGTGTGTTTCTTGGTTGCACCTATGTCAGCGCAGTAACGAAACAGCCAGTTCAGTCACAATACTACCCAGCATCGGTTTCGGTTCAGCCGAACACTTATATCCTTGCTACCGTTTCAGATGATCCTGACCTTTTGTTCCAAGTCGCAGTTTGCTCAAGCGGAGTTGTAATGGCTACCGTTACGCAAAACGCAATTGGCACAAACATGTCAATTCTGGCAACCGCTGGTAACACAGCTACCGGAAACAGCAACTTTTCCGTTCTAAGCAGCTCACCAGCAGCTACCAATACGTTCCCAGTACGGGTTATCGATGTTATTCCTGCAACAGCTCCTTCGGCTGGCAACTACGCTGAAGTAATTGTTAAGATTAACTTCGGTATTCATCAGTATAACAATGCAACAGGTTTGGCTTACGCCTAAAAGGAGTTACTTAAATGGCTGCTATATCACGCGCACAACTGCTAAAAGAGTTACTCCCGGGGCTGAATGCCTTATTTGGTTTGGAGTACGCTCGTTACGGCGAAGAACACAAAGAGATTTTCGAAACAGAAACCTCTGAGCGTTCCTTCGAAGAAGAAACAAAACTGGCTGGCTTCTCAGCAGCACCTGTCAAGAACGAAGGCTCTGCCATCGCTTACGACAATGCTCAAGAAGCTTGGACCTCACGCTATCAACACGAAACTATCGCTCTTGGTTTCTCGCTGACTGAAGAAGCAATCGAAGATAACTTGTACGATTCTCTCTCAGCTCGTTACACCAAGGCTTTGGCTCGTGCTATGGCATACACCAAGCAAGTTAAGGGCGCGAACATCCTGAACAACGGATTTTCAGGCTCTTACCCCGGTGGTGACAATGTTGCATTGTTCAGTAACGCACACCCATTAACCGGTGGCGGCACAAACAGCAACATTCCATCTACCCCTGCTGACTTGAACGAAACGTCCTTGGAAGCGGCTGTTATTCAGATCGCTGCTTGGACTGACGAACGTGGTTTGCTGATCGCTGCTAAACCTCGCAAGTTGGTTGTTCCTCCTTCACTGATGTTTGTTGCAACCCGTATTCTGGAAACAGAACTGCGTACTGGAACTGCTGACAACGACATCAATGCATTGAAGAACAACGGTTCGATCCCCGGTGGATATTGTGTCAATCACTTCTTGACCGACACCGATGCATGGTTCCTGACCACAGACGTACCTAACGGTCTGAAGCACTTTGTGCGTTCACCATTAGCTCAGTCGATGGACGGAGACTTTGATACGGGCAACGTCCGCTACAAGAGCCGTGAGCGTTATAGCTTTGGCTGGTCAGATCCTCTCGGAATGTTTGGTTCCGAAGGTCAGGCATAAGTAGTATTTGTGCTAGTTTGGGGGACTTCGGTCCCCCTTTCTTTTTGTGCCTTGACACTGTTTATATAAGGTGATAAAAAGATAATAACCAAGAACCTCGACTCATACAGACTGGCTTGGCAGACATTATAGAGACTGTATGGGCATGTGCTATAACACAAAGGAAATATATCATGGCAAAAACTACTTTTTCGGGACCAGTGCGGGCTGGATATCAAGGCGGAGACGCAAGCTCACAAGGACCTTTAACTCCGGTTACTGTTAACTCTGGTTCAATAGTTGAAATAAATACCGGCTCTGGAGCGTATGGTTTTTATACACGCATCGAGCCAACCACAGGTTTTGGTTCTAGCGACTATCAACTCCCGGGTGAAGCATATGGTGTGTTTGGGCGTACTCAAACTGGTGCGCCGTTTGCTACAACCCCTACAACAACTTTTAACCATATTACCGGTGTAGCTGGTAATTTTGCGGTTATTGGTTCATACGCTAATAACGGTTTGATGTCCGGTGTAATGGGCATTATTAATACCAACACTTTATCTGGTGATGCCGCTGTTATGGCATTTATGCAGGGTGACTCTGGTGTTACAACTTGCCGTGCAGCATTTGGTGTTGCAATGGCTCAAACCACAGCAGGTTCTGGCTTTACATACGGTCTGGACTTGAAGATGCAAGACCCCGTTGCTGATGCTGGTGGTCCTTCTGGAGTTATAGCGTATAAAACGGCTGAGATTCGCCTAGCTAATGATGCTGCCGCTGCTCCTGTTGTCATCAAGGTAGGTAATTTTGTTGATGGTGCCGCTTCTGGTGTAGGCAAAGGTTCGTTAGGTATTGATTCTACTGATGGACTATTGTTTGTATCTGATGCTTCTGGCAACTGGCAAGCTGTTACTGTCTAATGCTGACTCATGAAGATCCAGAAGTCGCTACGATTGTGGCGCTTCTGGAAGCCCAAAGAGACTATGCAATGGGACATGCCGCCAAACTTGCTAAAGAAAATGCTGAGTTAATAGCAAAGATTAGCAGACTTGAGGCATCTAAACCGGCGTAGTCTCACCCTACAGGAGATTGATCATGGGTATGCAGTATGATGTATTAGCCTCACTCCCTTTGACGGGAGATGGGCAACTAGAAAACCAAGCAGCAGAGAGTCTTGGACGGATTCGCATCAAAGCTATTTACGGAACCTCTGGAGCTACCGCTGGAACCATTTCTTTCTATAATGGCACAAGCAATTCCGATCCTTCGCTTATTCTCCTTCCTACCCCAGCCGCAGCAAATCAAGGTGCATTCTTCTTGCTTATTCCCGGAGAAGGAATCTTGGCTCAGGATGGCGTATATGTAGACACTGGAAACGCAGCATCAGTAATCGTTATTTACGGGTAGAACATGGACCCGCAAACATTGATTAACCTCGGCATGGGGGTTCTTCTGACAATAGTCGGATGGCTCTCCAGACAGCTCTGGGATGCGGTAGAGAGAATGAAAGTAGACATTAAGAATATTGAGATAACACTTCCTTCGCATTATGCGAGGAAGGACGACATCCAATGCAGGTTTGATAAAGTCGAAGTGATGCTAGAAAAGATCTTCGACAAGTTAGACCTTAAACAAGATAAGGCATAAACATGGCAGACCAAGCCGCATATACCGCAGGATTAAATAAATCGACTCCATCAGAAGAAGAACGCAAAGAGATGCAGCGTATCCGTGATGAATATGTAATAGATCGGGATACTAACCTTGGGTACGAAAGGGCTACACGGGCTACCCCTCCTGCTGGAATGACTCCTGTTGGTCCCCCACGCAATCAGCCTATTCGTAGAGCTAAGGGCGGGATGATCTCTGCTTCTAAAAGAGCGGATGGCATTGCAACTAAAGGTAAGACCAAAGGCAGGATGATCTAATGAAGGCTAAGAGATATGATATGGGTGGGTCTGTAAATGGCGGTACTCCTAATCCGTCTCCATTGCTTTCTATTAACGCACCTGACAATTCAACACCGGCTCAAAAGCCGGGGTTCTTGAGCGTAGCTCCACCGGTCGGCATGAAGAAAGGCGGATCAGTTAAGGGTGTACGGGGTGGCGGGATAGAATCAAAGGGCAGAACAAAAGGAAGGTTCGTCTAATGGGTGCTTTAGCTAATATGGGATACGGAGCTATGCTGGGTCCAGATCTTCAGGAGAAGATGACCAAGCCGTTTGATAAGGCATTGTCAGCTACAGAGATGGACGAGCCTAATAAAGAAATGATGAAAGAAGCCGGATACAAGAAAGGCGGGTCAGTTTCCAAAAGAGCTGACGGCATTGCAACTAAAGGTAAGACCAGAGGGAGAATTGTATAATGAGTTCATTGCAGCCTCTCTTTAATCAGATGGGGGACAAGCCGCCAGCAGCCCCTGTAGCTTCTCCAGCTCCTCCGGCTCCATACGACCCAGATCCTTACTACGGGACGAATACCAAGACTCCTGCGGGAGTGGGTTCATCCCCAGCACCAATAGGGGGATCTTTTTCGGGGGCGTATCCTGCAGTAGTGCCATCGGCTTCTAAGCCAATTTCTGCACCGAATACTCAGTTATCTGGCGCTCTTGCAGCGGGTTTGGGTCAGCCAAACGCTCCTGCAGCCCCTCAGCAGCCTCAATTCAATCCGTTCATGCAAACCTATGGACAGAACAATACGCCGCAGCAGCAGATGTTTAATCGCTTCCAGCCGCCGCAGCAACAATTCCGTCAGCCAGTAGCGCAGCCTGCTCAAGGTCCGGTATACGCAGATCAAAGTTTAAACGCTCCGGGCAATCAGCCTCAGCAGTATCCACAGCCTCAGTATGGTAGGTTTGGTCGCGGCTTTATGCCTCAGAACAGGGGCGGCTATGACCGGCAGATTGATCGGTTAAGGGGTCAAGGTCAATATGGTCAGCAAGGGGTGCAAGTAGAGTTTATGAATAACCTTTTGAGTGGTCAGCAGCCTGTAGCCGTTCAGCCAAGTGCGCCAGCAGGTGGCAAGGGCGGAAGCCCAGTAGCCTCAGCTCAGTTAAACCCATTCCAAGCAGCTTTAGTGAAGGGTGGGACTCCGTATGTACAGGGCGCTCCGGGCGCTCCTTATGCTATTGGTCAAGGTATCCCCGGAGGCGCTCCGGGTGGGTATATGCCTCTAATGAACTCAAATGGAACTCCAGTTAGTTCATTGGCAAGCGCAAACCCAGCAGGTGGCAAGGGCGGAAACCCAACAGTACAATTACCACCTCCTCCTAAACAAGATGGGACTCCGGGTAGTTGGAGTACTTACATCTAATGAAAAAAGCTAAGATAGCGACAGTAATGAGAGAGTTTAAAAAGGGGTCACTCAAGTCCTCATCAGGACAGAAGGTGACTAATCCGAAGCAAGCTATCGCTATCTCTTTGAGCGAAGCTAAACGAGCAGATGGTGCAGCTAAACGTAGCAAAACTAAAGGACGGACTCTATAATGATGAAAGCAAAAATGATGGCTAAGGGCGGGATGCACAAGATGCCTGACGGCAAGATGATGAAAGACTCAGCCATGAAAAATTTGGCTAAACATGCCGCTAAACCTGCTTCTAAAGCCCACGCCGGTCTTAAAGCTGGTGGCATGGCTAAAGATGGAATGTCAGGATTCCCAATCAAGCGCAAGGGTCCAGTAGATAAAAAGACTGTTGCCAAGTTAGCCAGCAAGATACTGGATGCAAAGATGGGAGCTGCGCCAATGGTTTCTCCAATGGCTCCTCCAATGATGTCTCCGGGCATGAAGAATGGTGGCTCAGTGTCTAAACGCGCTGATGGAATCGCTCAACGGGGTCGCACCAAAGGAACAATGCTTCGCAAGGGTGGACGGGTCTGCTAATGTTGCCAAGCCGTGGAATGGGTATTATTAGCCCAACCAAGCTCCGTAAGATCAAGAAGCGTGATGGGGATAGCCCTGTCACGCTGTATAAACACGGTGGGGCTATAGGAAAGCAGCCTAAAGCTAAGTGATCAAGTGGGCTGAGTACCGAAAAGAATGCGGCAACGTGTTTGATTGGATAATACGGGCAACAGAAGAACGTAGAGACATGAAGTCTATTGAGGCAGAACGCTTCAGAGAGCTTTATGTTAAGAAGCCAATTGTAAATAAGAAGTAACTTATTATAGAGACTCTATAATGGCTAAGAGCAAAGTTAATGCTGCTGGTAATTACACAAAGCCTACCCTTCGCAAGAAGATTGTGTCTCAGGTAAAGGCAGCTGCAACTCAGGGTACTGGCGCTGGGGAATGGTCAGCTAGAAAAAGCCAATTAGTTGCAAAGAAATATAAGGCTGCTGGCGGCGGGTATCGTGATTAAAGCCCCACAGAAATCCCTGAAAGATTGGAGCGACCAGAAATGGCGTACTAGGTCAGGGAAGCCCTCCTCTAAAACAGGAGAGCGTTATTTACCAGAAGCAGCAATAAAGGCTTTAAGCCCAGCAGAGTATGCAGCTACTACCCGTGCAAAACGTGCAGGCAAGGCAGCAGGTAAGCAGTTTGTGGCACAGCCCAAGGCTATTGCAAAGAAAACAGCGGGGTATAGATAATGGCTAAGACACCTGCATGGCAAAGAAAGGAAGGTAAGTCTGAGAAAGGCGGTTTAAACGCCAAAGGACGAGCCTCATATAACGCAGCCAATCCAGACAAGCCCGGATTGAAGGCTCCGCAGCCAGAAGGTGGAAGCCGCAAGAAGTCATTCTGTGCCAGAATGTCAGGAATGAAAAAGAAGCTGACATCCGCTAAGACGGCAAATGATCCCAATAGCCGCATAAACAAAAGCCTTCGGGCATGGAAATGCTAAATGACCACATCAGGCACAGCATCATCTAACCTAGACCTCACTAACATCATTGAGGAAGCGTTTGAGCGCTGCGGGGCAGAGCTACGCACTGGTTATGATATCCGTACAGCAAGACGCAGTTTAAACCTCCTGACGGTCGAATGGGCTAACCGGGGGATAAACCTGTGGACAATTGAAGAGGGTGAGATACCGTTAGTTCTTAATCAGGTCTCATACAATCTGCCTGTTGATACGATAGATCTTCTAGAACATGTAACAAGGGTAGGAACGGGTTCAAGTCAGCAGGACTTGTCTATAACTCGTATTAGCGTATCTACATACGCAACCATCCCTAACAAGAACTCAACTGGTCGCCCTATTCAATTGTGGGTTAATCGTCAGTCAGGAGCCACCTACCCAATAGGTGGCAGACCAGAAGGCACAGACCCCACTACCGGGGTAGACCATCCGCAGATCTATGTATATCCAGCCCCAGATCAGAGCGATTACTACACGTTTGTCTACTGGCGCTTACGCAGGATACAAGACGCAGGTAATGGTATTAACACCCAAGACATACCTTTCAGGTTCCTTACCTGCCTGATTGCTGGCTTGGCATACTACCTCGCCGTCAAGATAGCTCCAGACCGCATACAGTCCCTAAAGGACCAGTATGAGGAACAGTGGAAGTTTGCTGCTGAAGAAGACAGAGACAAGTCTCCAGTGAGATTTGTCCCTCGCAGGGCTTATATTTGTGGGTAATAGGTTTGCGTCCGCCAAGAACTCGATTGCAGAGTGTGATCGATGCGGATTTAGGTTCAAGCTAACACAGCTAAAGGCTTTGATCATCAAGACAAAGCAAGTTAATATAATTGTTTGTCCTGAATGCTGGGAACCGGATCAGCCTCAGTTACAGCTTGGGATGTATCCAATTGACGATCCGCAGGCTGTAAGGAATCCTAGAAAGGATTTAAGCTATTTGCAGTCTGGTAATAGCGGGTTACAATTGGTTAATGGGTCAGGAACGTCTGTTGATGAAAACGGCTATCCTGAAGGCGGAAGTAGAATTATCCAGTGGGGCTATGCTCCTGTTGGAGGTTCTAGAGCAAGCGATGTGGGGCTAACACCAAATTACCTAGCTTTATCATTCCAGCTAGGAACAGTAACAGTAGTCACAACTTAGGAGTTAATATGAAGATTATAATCGCAGCCGGTAAGCCTTCGGCAGGAAACTCAGTTAAGAAATTTAGCAAAGGCGGAAAGACCAACCTGCAAATGAAAGAGTTGGGTCGTGGATTGGCTAAGGTTGCTAATCAAAAGGTCTCTTCGTTCAAGTACAAGAACTCTGGGAGCAAATAATGGCTATTCCAGAAAAAGCATCTAGCGTTAACCCTAGTCAGCCAAAGCCTATTACTGGGCTGTCAAAAGAGGATCTGGGTAATAATGGATATCCAAACAATATCCCTAACACACAGACCATGAAGACCCGTGG